AGATGTAGAGGTCAATGAACAATCATCTGGTAACATTAAGTTACCCTTAGTGTAATATGTTCCTGGCCCTGCAGAAATATGTACAGCGTTATTAAGTGCGTTACGATCAAAAGATCCACCAGCTTTTTCTAAACAAAGCTCAAACGCTCTTTCAAGTGTTTGTACTGGCTGTAATTGTGTGCCTGGGTTTTCGTCATCACCAGATGCAGCATCAACGTGAACCTTAAGTGCTTGTGCAGTACTCTTAGATACTTCATCAAAGAGTTGCTTATAAGAGATTTGTTCGGTTTGACCGGTTTTCTCATTCTTAATTGCGAAGTAACTTTCTTCGTCGAGTGGTGGATCAAACTTATTAGTAAGATCCATGTCAAAGTCAACAAGGTCTGAATCTCTTACGACACCGTTGTCGAATGTAGACTTAGTAACGTCACCACTGTCGAATGTCGATCTTGTCTGACTAAATCCATCAGCACTCGAACTTGTAATTGTCATGTTCTGAGCAATTACATTATCCATCGTTCCAGTAAACGAGGAGTCAGAAATCTCAGAATTTTGTATTGTCGATTGATCTATTGTGGTATTGGTAAAGATATTGTTATTACCAGTGCCATTACTAAAGTCAGAATTAATAATACTAGACTGGTCTATGGTAGAATTAGTTAGTACAACATTATTACCGGTGCCGTCGTTGAACTCAGAGTTTTCAATTACAAGATTATTTGCAGTTGAATCAAATAGCTCGCCATTTCTAAATTCAGAGCTAGTGATAACAATATTATTAGCATTAGAATCTGTAATGTCGCCATCTGAGAATGTAGAATCGCCGATAGCAAGGTTAGCACCACCAGAGTCTGATAATATCCCGTCGGTAAATAATGATTGTGTAATTGTAACATTGTTTGCTGTGCTATCGAAGATTGCACCATCAGTAAATGTCGATTGAGTAATCGAAACATTGTTAGCAGTTGAATCAGTGATTGTAGAATCATCGATAGTAGAGTTTGTTAGTACGACATTGTTACCAGTGCCATCATTAAACTCAGAGTTTGTGATGACCATGTTATTACCGGTGGAGTCAAAAATTTCTCCATCAGTAAACGTAGAATTCGTAATAGTTACATTATTAGCATTTGAGTCAAAAATGTCGCCATCTATAAATTCTGACTCAGTAATAACGACATTATTTGCAGTACCATCATCGAACGACGAATCAGTAATCGTCATTGTGTTAGCTACAGTTGCAAAAATGTTACCTAGCTGGAAAGAAGAATAACTAATTGTAATGTTATTGGCTGTAGAATCAGTAATTTCAGTGTCGTCAATAGTACCACGAAGGAAATTAGTGTCTTCAATATCTGAGTTGTCGATAATAACGCGATCAATGCGCAAGTCATGAATAAACGCACCAGAGATGTCTCCACCTGTGATGGTAATTCTGTCAAACACTTCATATTGAATGGCTTGTACAAGCTCTTTACGAGTAATACTACTCGTCCCGTCATCACCTTGTACCAGATTGACAATAACAAACAGGTCTTCTGTTCTGGTATTATCACCGGTAATCGGAGGTAATTCTGAAATCTTTGCCATCTAGCCTTTCCTTTTTACTTTATATTTATAAGACCATTTTGAGACTGTTAAGCGGGATCGTCTATCCCACCTTCTAATTCTTCTACTCTTTCTTTCAATTCTTTAATTGCTTCGATGAGAAGTGGAATGATTCCATCATATCGTACTGCTTTATACGTGCTACCGCGTGTTTGATGGTCATAAACAACCTCTGGTAAAACGCTTTCAATTTCTTGTGCAATTACACCAGATACACGCTCAGTATTTCCAATATAGTTAAATGTATATCCATTCACCGAAGCAACTTTATCTAAAGGATTCGCTATCACATCTAAGTTTTCTTTAAGAGCACGATCTGAAGCACTATAAGCGGTAATTAAATTACCTGTGGCCTGAATGTTTCCTGTAACTTCGACGTTACCACCAAACTCTGCCGCACCTGTAGTTGTTAATGCGCCAGTAACATTAAGACCGCTTGGATCCCAGTTTGCTACAGAATAACTCGATCCACCAAAAGTAACATTCAAACGACCTTTTGGTTGGCTTACTTCTACTGTGCCATCAATATAAGCGTTATCGGAAGCACCATTTAGTCTTAGTTGATCGACATCAAGGTCGTTTTCTACTGCAATGGTGCCATCGCTAGCGATATCGATATTGCTACCAGCACTAAATGCTGCTCGAGCTCTTGCAGCGCTAAAATAAAGGTTATTGTCACCTTCTGGTAAATCGTCCGTGTCTTCGAAGTCAGAACTACCTCCACTAAAGTTAGCGGCGGTAAGAGTACCAAGAACATTCAGAGTTGGAACAGTTAATGTTCCGGACGGCGTGAGCTTAAACTTAACTGGATCAACGCCAGTGTCAATAATAAAGTTAGCACCGTCTTGAGTATCTTCAATACCTAAGTCCCAAGAGAAAGATCCATCAGTAAATCTGACTTGAGCGCCTGATGCGCCGTAAGTAAATATTGCTGTTGTTGCAGTTGTACCTACAAAGTCTGGTTGGGACTGAAACTCAATTGTTCCACTCGGTGTAGCAGAAGCAATAGCATCAGCAGAAAGTAATGTATCGACGGTAATGTTTGTTGCTGTAAAATCACCAGTTAAAGTGGCATCACCGATTGTAGTATCGCCTGTCGGCGATGCTGTTAAAGCGTTATCTTTAAAAAGACCCACCATTTCATTGGTTTTATTTAACCAATTTTGAAAAGTTTGGGTAGTATCAATTTCTGTAATAAGTGGTTTTGCCATTTTATTTACTTTCCAATCTTTCTATTCTTTCGTAAATAGTAAGGATGCTTTGTTTAATTTCGAGAATATCGTCATGAAGACGATCCACTCTTCGATAATATTTTCGTTCCATTTTATATTTATTTAGCGCGTCCTTGTCTGTATTAAGAACAGCACCAGTTTGTGGATCTTTTATGCCAGCTTTCATGACGCATCCCTCTCGATTATGTTAACGCGATTGCTCTATAATCCGCAAGCGTCGGTGCATTGTGTATATTGGATGATAGCATATCAATTCTAATAGCAAACTTTCTAAAACCAGAGAATGTACCAGCCGAACTTGTATATTCAAGAACACCATCTACGTCTTTATTGGTTGCTGCTACTCGGTACTTGAACTCTTTATAATCTTGTACGTTAATGCTTGAAGAATAAAGGTTGACACCTTCAAATAGTTCAAGTTCAATCCAAGGTATTTCATTAAAGCTTGCCCCATCATAAACATTTTGAGGACGTATATAAACTTTAATATCGGTATTGTTTGGTCTATAACCAGTTACCGTTACCTCTAAATCTTCAGCGTCAAGGTCGGCTGCGAGCTCAACACGATTTGAAATAAACGTTGATGTAGTGTCTGCAGAATTAGTAATGTTATATTGATAAGCAAAAAGTTTTGCAATTTCGATATCAACAAACGGAGTAGATGTTACGTTACCTTGGTTCGCTAAATCAACAGTAAACTCAAAAGATTTTCCAAGGCCTGGATCATTACTCTTACTGTATAGAATTACACCTTTCTCAGAGAAATGATTGTTTCCATTAAATCTGAGACCCTTGCTGTAAGTTGCATTTGGATCATCAACAGGAACGAATGTTCCAGAAAGTCCCGTTGTCGAAACCGAGTCATCAGTTTTTCCAACCATCGCTTGGACATAGCTGAGATTAATATCATCAATCGAAACCATATCAGCAGTAACTTCTGTATCCAATCCTTTAATTGACCATAGGTTAGGACTATCGTCAGGATTAACACCTGCTTCGAATGTTCTACCAGTTGCAGCTGAACTTTCTACTAAGTGAATAGTAAATGGTCTTAATGGATTGTAATAAGAAACATTTCCTACAACGACAGGATAGCATGTACCGCCCGAGACTGCAAATGAACATGGCTTATTTAAGGTAATTTGAGATGCAGAATCTATGCTAAGAACTTTGAATATGTCAGTCCTTGAAGCGCCAGCGTTTTCAATTCTAATGAAGTCGTCTTCTGCAAATGTATCATCAAGATCTGTACCGGTCAATGTCGCCGAGCCCGAAGCAACACTCACTGTAGATTGAGTGGCGCCTTCTAAAGGTTTATCTTGATAAACTAATTCGCCTGTGTTAAATCTTCCAGTAAGGTTTGATAACGTAAAGAACTCATGATCGTTGTGCGTCATAGTAACCGAGCCAGAACTTTGGTTAAAGTTATGACGATATAATGTAAACTTAAGATCTTCGTCTTGATAAGACTTCCAAGCGCTGTTGTTAGTCGAACTAAATAATACACCATCACCCCAGTCTTGTACTGCAGCACCACCTTGTGTGTTTCCAGGCGTTAAGTCTAGGCCGCCGATCTTAGAAGTAAACAATAAGTAGTTAGGATCATTAGCATCAGCTTGTAATACAAGTGCGTATTCTTTTTCTACATCAAGCCGTATTGGCGCAGTGAACTGGAATGTTGTAGCAACCGAGGCATCATCTGACTCAGAGTTTGTAAGTTCGGTAGGCACCTTATGTACTTTTGAGAAAGGTATAATTTGGTTTGATGGGAAACCGTTAATCACTTCTCTAAGTTGAAGTGTGATGCCATTGTCAGCACTTACCCGCTTAAAGTAAACATCTACCTGAGATAAGAATACAGAGTTGGATCCCTCGCCCATACCTTTCTTAATAAAGAATGTTTGAGCCAATGGATCACGACCTTCTGGTCTTCTTACAACGTTTCGTGTCGTGGTTGGTGTATTCACATCAGGATCAGGCATGCGAGTTGATTGTGTATCGCCAGTTCTTTCCATCGAGAAATTGTATGCTCGATAAGTAACAAATCCTTTCGATGTAGCCGCTGATTCGATATTAGCATAAGAATCAACATCAACGATGTCAAGTACTCTATCTCCCACGAAGAAAGTTTCGGCAGGAATACGGAAGACCGCTCTTAATACACCATTGTCATCTGTTTCAACGGCGTCATTAAATTCGCCATTTCTTTGAATAAGATTAACATCATCTACTTCGGTGCCTGGGATAACGTGATTGTTAATGTCCTGTTTGTCGAAATAGAAGTAATGACGAGTATTAGGACGCAAACCTGACATGTAAATGTAAACATCTCGAGACGCGATAAACGGCTTAAACTGAACGTTACTTACAAAGTCCCCAACAGGTATAGACAAAGAAGTATTTTCTGGTGGAGAAATGTCGATGTTTCTATCAACGGTTACTGTTTGCCAACCGCCCCACCAGCCCCAGTTGTAATAGCCATTTCTACCATACCATCCATTATGTCGATTCCACCACCAACTACGTTTTGGATCCCATCCATCGACCCACTCATAACGAACATCAGTAAGAGGTACTACTTCTTGTATACCTTCAATTAGATCATTGAATGCACCAGACATGTCAACGTCAATAGTAACTGGATTTACTGTTGTATCGTAGTTAACATCATAAGGAGGCGCAATAACACCATTACCTTCATATTGATAATAGTTACTAGCACATGTTCTAAATCCCGTTGCCGCAGGTTGCTCAATAATATTTACATTTGAATCACTACCGAGTGTAGCAACTTTTGCATCAGTTGCTGATGGGAACAAAGAAGCATTCGAGTTAGACTTATATTTTAAGTCAATAGGGAATTGCTTTACTGATGGTGTCAGAATTTTTCTACTGAAAGGAATTGCTGCATTAAATAGTGGATCACTAATATTAGCTAAAGACAAATCATTAAATGGATCAACAATAAATCCATTCTTAAACCTATTCAATCCATTTTCATCGAGTACTGTAAGGTTTTGAGTATCTTGCTCAAGCTGATTTAAAGAAATATAGTAAGAAAGATTATCAATCTTTTTCTCAAGAGAATGCATATCCTTCATTGTGAAATTCTTGATACCTGTGCTCTTAGCACCTACTGAGTAGCTACGCTTGTTTTGAGCGTCGGCTGCTCTCGAAGAAAGCGCTGGATAACCAGGGATAAAGATCTCGGCCACGGCCAATTGTTCACGACTGACCCGAGGAGGAATTGGATTTGATTGCTCCTTACCTTTGAGTATTTCAATCTTACCATAAGAATCAACAACAATTGAATCAATTCTTGACAAGTAATATTCAATATCTGTAGTCATTGCTTGATCAGCAGATGGAACAAGCGGTGCACCCAAATTAGTAAATGTTGGTGTTGTACCGACGGCAGCTGCGATAGTAGGAGCGGTAGCTGCTGAAGCATTATTATAATCAGCGTTTGAAACTTTATCACATATTGGTCTAAAGTCAAAACATTCACGCAAATTATAAATTTCACCAGAATCTGCTACATGGCTTGGAATATCATAACTTTCAATTGTGTTAGGATAACTATTGATTGTAAAGTAATAATTACCAGTAGAGGTTACTGGCTCAAACACTTTAAGTTGAACTGTTATGGTTCCTGTTGGTTCTGGTCTTCCTTGAATTGCTTCGAGGTAAGAAACATCATAGTGAGTGTCTTTTTGATTTCGGTTGAGTCTAAAGCTTGAGCTAAAATCATTTCCTGCGGAATCTTCGATACTAATAATACCGAAAACATCTGGGAAGCCGAGGCTATACTTAGATGTGCTCGAGCTATATGCAAACTTAATAAATGGCTCTTTTACTACCTTACCGTAAGGCTCAACGTCACCGGAGCTTCCAATTAATCTTTTGTTATAGTAAACCTCAACTGTTCCCCAAGGTCCTCCAGAAGCATCGAGAGTGATTACAAGCTCACTATTATTTGTTTGAGTGACAACACTGTTGATCGTAGGATAAGCGCCTCCTTGCGCTACAACAAGCACATCATCATTATCACAAACAAAGTCTTCGCCCGGATCAGCAGTAATAGTAATTACGTTGTTAGTTGCAGTTGCTGTTTCTTGTGCACGAACAGGAATGAGGGTATCACTCGTAGAAAACAAGCTAACTAAACCGGTTTTAAATAGTAAAGGTTTATAAACGGCTTCTTTAATTGTATTTCCTACTTGAACAGTACCATTGCCATCCGAAAGTTTTGCAATGTCTGCAATTGAACCGGTCATATTAACATTCGTAATGAATGCTTTAGTAGGAGTCAAATTGACTACTTGACAAGTACCGATATTAGTACCTGAACTATTTTGTATATTGACAGAAGTTCGATCAATATCAACGTGGCCGGTAAAACTGGTTACATCAAGATAGTTACCATAGTAGGTTGATACCGCTTGGTTTTGAGCCGTTTCAGTTGCAGTAATTTGATCAATCTTAAACGCACGTTCTGCATTATTTTCTACTCGATAACCTTTAACATAAGCAACACCTGTTCCTAAAACGGCGTGTACTGATGTTTGTGTATCACCCTGTGCCACGAGATCATCAGTAATGATGTCAAAGTTATCTAAAATGTAATTGCCATCAGCCTCATATGTTCGCTTAGCCATTTCTTCGCCAAGAACATTATATTGAGAAACATCTCGAAGTGTAATAGCATTACCGTTTTGGTAACGAATTAAAGCAAAAAATTCCGTATCGTCATTACCGTCTTGAGTATCAACAACGGTCAACACTGGCGCAAGCTTAAGTCTATCTGCACCCGGCGCGTTTTCATTAGCAGAACCGTTTGCATTATCAAAAAGACTGTTGTCTGCTAGTGCATTAACATTCGATTCTTCAACCTTAAATCCAACCGAGACACCAGTAGGATTTTTATCGTACTTAGATACAATAAGTGTTTGTGCATCGGCAAATAGGAAGTGGCCTTTTTGGAAAATAACACCAGGAGCTGATTGAATACCAAACGAATCACCTACTGCGACATCGGAAGTTAATGAGTGAACTGCAAGTCCGGCTGGTGTTGCATCACTGGTACCAACTAAAGAATCTTCAGTACTTACACCTCGCTTATATTCATATTCTGTTATTGTAAGAGCATCACCTTTCGAAAACTCTGTTTGCCCAGGCACAGAATTAAGATAGTTAATAAAGAATGTTTTCTTATTAACTGGATCAGAAAGGAAACCGTTTGCGGCTTGTACAATTTCAGCTCTCAATCCTGCAGCATTATTAATAATATAAATTACATCAAGCTCGACGTCTACAGAATTAATTTTTCGAGTTCGCGTTGTCGGAATATAAGACAAAGGATTGATTTGTGTTTCACCCGCAGCTCCATCTGTTATCTTAACAAACTTAAGATTATCGACGTTGGTGAAGTTACAACCCTTGATGATACTACCTTCTTTAAAGATATTATCACCGAATTGCTCTAGCTGATTTTGTAGAATACTTTGAAGTTGAATAAGCTCACGAGCCTGTACAGCAAATCCCGGCTTAAATAACACACGGTAGTACTGTTTGTCTTGATCGAAATCATCAAAGTACGGTGATTGATTGAGATTTGTGTTTATAGGCATATCTGATTAAGTTCCTTAAAGTTCCAGCACAAACTTGAATTCTTCTCTTGAAAGGTCTGTTCTTGATAGTGGGAAGAAGTCCTCCATAAAATATACTTCGCCCGATCTTTGCTCGTAAGGAGACAGTGTTACATTGTCTGCTACTGGACTATTTATAGTAATTGTCTGACCTGTTTCGTTTCTAAATGGTAGTGTAAGGTCTAGTGATGTATCACCATTACCTGTTGCTGAATTATTGGGATACGGTCCCATGTACTCAGCAATATAAAATGTGTCGTTGTTTACATCAACTTCGTGAACGACGCCAGAAAAAACTGTTTCATTATCGCTATTAAGTTGTATAACGGTCGTGTTAGCAGTTACATTACCTATGTCATCTGTAGTAATTGCAATACGATTATCGAAAACAGTAGGTGCTGCTCCATCAAATGCAGGAGTCTTAACAATACCTACTGCTGCATATGTATTAGTATCACCTATAAGCGTATTGTCTTCGGCTGTAATATATCCATAAAAAGAAAAGTGTCTACATAAAAACTCTTCAATTAAATTATATCCATGCCCGCCCTTTGGTGTTAGTCTAGCTCGAACAGAAGCTCTTACCTGATTACTATTTTCTACTTCTGGATCAAAATCTAGCAAAGGATCGGTGATAGTTACACTTACATTATTATATCCGCTTCCTCTTCGAAGTAGTGTGATACTGGTAATTTGTTGATCGACAATAACAGGAACTGCAACGGCACCAGTTCCATCACCTACGATTTTAACTTCTGGGAAAATCTTAAATGATGCACTTGGGGTTACACCTGCTAATACAGGATTTGCGGCGCCAGTAGTAAGCTCGGCACCAACCCGTATTTCTGCATTGCCTGTTGCTTGGTTGTATCGATAAAAAGCAATTTTAAATAGTCTACTTGTTACACCATCTGTGTTCGTGGTCATAATATACTGACCAACATAATAGTTGAAAGTAGGGCTTAATTCAGACACAGGATCAATAATCATTACACCGCTTGAATAAGCACTACCAACTAAAGTTCCACGCTGTTCTATATAACCAAAGTTGTCTAGTTTATTTTCAACCACAATGTCCGAGATTTCGCTACCAGTAGCGGGCGCTGGATTAACAATAAAGTTGTCTGTAAGAGGTATGTAACCAATCGCATTGTATGCTTCAAACTCAAGGGCAGTAATGCGATACATGTATTTCCAAACATACCCGTCAGCCGTTTCGTAAATTTGGTTTGGAACTGTAGTGGCATAGTTAGGAGGGTTTGAAACGACAGCCCTGTTGTTATTATTCAAACATTTATAAACACGATAATCACCAGTATCATTATCATTAGGACCTACTACCGCATAGAATCGAACATCAGTAAGGTCAACTTTATCATCATACTCTTCGTAAACAAGACCTTTCTGCCAAGGATAATACTTAATCATGTAGTGAATATCATCGTTTAGAATTTGCTTGCCAAACAGAGTCTTTTCTAAAAATTCATTCTTAGAAAAAGGTGAATCTACCGGATCAAACGATTCTATTGTAGACACAAACACATAATAGTTCTCATTTGCCAAAGCATCTTCGACAAAGAGTCTATTTAAATCGCTTTTAAAGCTGCTGCTTAGTATTTCTGCCATGATTGTCTCATTGTTCTATGGTGGTTATTTACTTTATTTATTTTAGTCTGTAGCACGTATTTTTCTTCTTGGATACGTTTGACCTGATGCTGGTCTTCTTCCATAACTAGGACCAGTAACAGAATTAATATATTTTCCAGTCCCGAGTCGAATACTATATGGTATATTAATCACATCGATACGAGTTCCAAATAGGTCTGATAGATCTGTACCGCCATTTTGAAAACCGTTTTCTGGTAATCTAAATACATCTGACGAAGAATATAATCGAGTAGATGCTTTATCCTCAGGATCACCTGGGTGCATCCAACTTGGAACGAGCTCTTCACTAACTAAAGTTTGTCTCGAATTATCTAACATAATTTGCTTAAGCTGAGCGATTGTCGGATAGACTCCTCGCTTAATAAAGAAGTCACATACCATAATACTCGATGTTCCTGCAGCGACCGGTCCAGCACAACTTGTTCCACTAAAGTATCCCCACTTACCATCTTGATAAGTCACGCTTGGATTACTTGTCCATGTAAAACCGCCGGTAGCTGCTATATCAATCATCGGACCTCTATTACTATAATCATCTAGCAACGGATTAATTGTACTGTGTTGGCATGCGGCAACAGTAATGTCATGAACGCCCCCGCCTGAATACATTCGGCATGGCTTTGCGTTGGTTACGGTTGGTGCATTAGGGGCAGTTCTTGCTGTAAAGTCATATCTGTCATCAACAACCGCCATGGTGATGTATCCAGTTCCAGGCTCTATTGTGATTTCATTATTTTTTCTTGGATCACTTTCTTTAACACCAACTGTAGAATTATTACCCGCGCTTTGAAAATGATATATGCCTCCGGCATTGTTATAATTAGACAAAATAGTATCAAGTGTAGTATAGCGCGATCCAATGTTCCACGCAATCATCCACTTATCTGTGCTATCTGCAGGATCTTCAATTACCCGAGGAATCATAATGTTATCAACAAACGGTCTAAAATCATCTTGCCAAGAACTTGTGTCTTTAATGCAAGTTATATTTGCTTCCATAGAGACGGGATGGACGGTGCATACGTATTTGTAAACCGTTGTTGCGTCTGGCATAGTAAACTGAAGATTAGCTGTACCAGCCCCTGTGACTCCTGATACTGGTGTACCACCTGTTGTGCGTATTTCAACAGGATGAGAAGCATGGGCATTATTTACGATGTTTACAATATCGCCTGGATTAAATATTAGTACTCGATTGTTTTGAGGAGTATTAGCGGTTGTCCCATAGAAAGTTCTATCTGCTCCAGTGACTTGGTATGCAGACGCGTCTGCCGCATCAAGAGTAATAGTCCACTCTGCAGGTATAGCATCACCACGATTAATAGTTGTAGCATTACCATCTTCATCATAAACTTCAATGCTTGCAATATTGTCAATGGGTACGGCGCCAGTTAAATCAACACCAACAAATCCCCAAGCACCTGTTACAACGGTTGCGTTTCGAACACCTGTTGCCGAATTAACAGGTTTATTTTGATGAAAGTTTAAAACGCCGTTATACGCTGCAGCAATACCGTCAGAAAGATAAACGACTCTCATGCTCGACTCTTTACTCCAACCACAAAACTTTCCTGCTGCTGCACTTAATACACCAATTGCATGATTACTAAAAAATTCTGTGTTAAAATCAACCTGATTTTGTGATACTAAGCCAGAATCATAATCTTCCCAATTCGTTTTTACAAACCTCGAAGCTCCTTGATCGTCTTGAAAATCAACATGATTTACATGGCCATCATTGGCTGCTAAAGGAGTACCTGCTTCAATAGCTACAATATCAACATATTCACCCGCATAGTTTTGTTCAATAGTAGCGGATACTTCTGCATCTTCATTATCCGACGTAAAATATCCGACGGCATCAGTATTAGCTGTAATATCTACTCCACCGTGAAACCAAAAGTTAGTCCCAGAATAACTTGCACCATTTCCACTAGTACTAGGAAAAAGACGAGTCTTAAGAGTAGTATTTCTAGAATATTCAGGAGTAGTTGGATAAGCAACTTCCACTACAGGGGGCTCAATTTCTACATCAATTACTTTTTCACTTAACTGAAGTGTTGCTACTTCGTCTTCTGATAATCTCATTGAGATAAGCGAGTCAAACATATTGAGGTTACTAACCACCTCCATCCCTGCTGCTTCGTTAGCTAGGAATAAAGCTTCGTCTGTGCCAGGTTGAAGAATAACCGTGTGAATATGTTTATTCATATATTAAGACTCTAATGGTAAACCGACTAGTGTTGTTGTAATGGTAGCAGATGCTCCCGAAGTATTTGTAACTGCAACGGGTATTACTGTTTCGCTATTGTCAACCCAACCATGGATGCCCGGTGTTACTTTAAATGTCGTTCCACTACCGCCAGTAGCAATAAACTCGGCAATAATACCAGCGCCTTCCGCAGGATCTTGTCCTTGCGCTCGGCCCGCGTCTGCTGTACGGGATGCAGTATCTGAATAAATTCGAATCCAAGCGTCTTCGTCTACAGTGACTTTATATAGAAGATATGAAATACCAAGACCATTAAACTGAATGTTTCCTGTGGCTCCATCTGCTAATGTTGTAGAGACGCCTTGTTGAGTTCTTGAAAGACTAGCTCCACCGCCACCGCCACTTGCTGATGGGTCAGCAATTTCAATATCACCAATCATTGAACCATGAACTGTACAAATATACTTATATGTTCCACTTATATCACCAGGCACTTTCCAATATAAAACACCTGATGTTTTGCCTTGTGCGTTTGAACCTGTTGTCCTAGTTCCATCAGGAGCGATATGAATAAGTCCTGTATTATATGCAGTACTTGCATCTGAACGAATTTCAAACGGATGCGAACTGGTAACATCAGTTAAATCAAATGCAATTGTTTCTCCTGCATTAACATATAGTGTTGGATTATCTGTTGTACCATAATGATCTGAACGATATGCACTTGCACCATTTGCTGTCATTACGTGAACTGTAGTAGCTGGGAATGCAATGTCATGTACATCAAGGTCTGCAGTATTCACTTCGGTTAAAGCAGCTAATGTTGAAGAACCGCCGCCGCCACCGCTTTGAGAAACCCATGCGAAGTCAGATCCATCCCAACTCAACACTTCATTAGATCCAGCTGAGCTAACGTTTAAATGAGCAGACACATCATTGTCGGTATATCCACTACCTCCCGAGTTAGATATCCAAGCATAGTCAGTACCATTCCAACTTAGAATGTCATTAGTCGAAGCACCACTAGAATTTAAATGTGCGTCAACATCATTATCTGTATAGCTACTACCACCGCTAATGGTTGCAAATTCAACACCATCAGCACCACTGTTAACAACTAGTGCTTGACCGGCCGAGCCAAACGAACTAGGTGTATCAGAAAGACCGAGTAATGTTGAAGAACCACCGCCACCGCCACCGCCACCACTACCGGCTGCAACCCAAGTATAAGTATTGTTCCCATTAGTTTGAAGAACATATCCACTAGTTTCATTATTGGTTATATTGGCACCATAGGCAAACTTATTAAGAGGATCGACGTAATTTAAAACATCCCCGCCGGATGTGTCTGTTAGTAACTTATTCCATCCTCCGTGAGCGTAATACATCGCGCCAGTATTATGAGCATGACCTATAACACCGTGATATGTTCCTGCGTCGAGCGCTAGTATTTCGGATTCGTTTCCATAAAGGAATGATATTTTGTGCGCTTTACCAACAAGATCAAAATTTCCAGATCCGTCGAAAAGAGTAACCGCATTAGTCGAGCTACCGAGAGAAAAATAGAGCTCGTTAAAATTATCGTTTACTTTATCGAAAGCATTACGTAACGGATCACCGTTTCCGTCATTGGCTGATGCCCCGATATTGATTATCTGCTTGGCCATAGCATGTTTTTCCTCAGAATTTGATTAAATATTTATTATACTGGTTCGTGGTCTGCAGTTACATAAGTACTATCAACAGTAAAGTTTGTAACTGACGCTTCTAGTAAATCAGTGTTCGCTATGTCGAGCGGCGATCCTTTACCATCATCGTTAAACAATCTTAAAAATCGAGGTTTAATCCCACCTTGTACTTCAACTTTATAAACGAAGTCACCAAATAATTTTGTACCAGCTAAGTGGACGTTATCTTTGAGCCGCTTTTCATACATATCTAAAGGAAGAGTAGACTTAATCAAATAAGAATACTCTTGATAAAAATCACTGTCTTGAATACGCATTCCACTATTGAAATAATCATACTGTAGTACATATTCATATAGCTGAGGATTAAACTCAAACCATGCTTGTTGTTTTAAGCTAGGTGCAATAATATTGTTCCATCGATCATAGTAAGCTTGAGGTACATCATTAGGACCTGTTCCCGCAGGTGTACCGGCGGCAATCGCTGTAAACCAACTCATGTCAAAAGCGCTTACGCCGTCACCAGGATCGCCATTACCACTTTTAGTTATGTCTAAGTAAGGATACCCATCAGAAGCGAGAGAATTTCCCCAAGTTGTAAACTCTGGTGGCGTCGTAGGATCTCCAACTACAACTGCTAATCCTTGATTTGCAAAGGTTTTTGTAGGCAATATTGGCGTATCATCTTGAATTTGTCTCTGTTCATATCCATTTAGATGAGAAGAGAAATCGGCCCAATACCCTTGAGTAAATCCTTGTGTATTTTGTACAATAGGACCTTGCGCTCTAACATTTCCATCGTCATCTTCCAAATAGCCTATGGTATTTTCTACATATCCAAAGCCAGAATCAACAACATTAACTGCGTCAATTTGCCCTATTGCAAAATCAATATCGGCATTTATGACAGCGTTATCACCTAATACATTACTACTATAGTCAATCGATATTCCGCTTAAAGCAAATTGATCACCATTTGATTTTATAATATTATTTGATCCAGTAAATCCATCGTAATCAAATGGAATGATAGACAATGTTCCGTTTAATGTATCAACTACAGTAATCTCGGCTTCAAGGTTCGTAGCAGCTTCAGTAATGCGCTCGCCTTTTACGAATAATCGAGCATCTTCAGGTGTTGATAAAGCTAGTACTTGAGAATGTCTGCCAAAAGCACTAATCACATCATCTTTAACTTTTGCAAACACTTGAGTTTGATAATCAGACCCTGGAAGAATATTTCGAATGCGTTCAATACGACCTATGGTAAGTGTTTCAATATCAAATGCTTGATTTAAAGGTGTACTAATAGTAACAGGACTTGCTGTACCAGACATAGGTGCCGCAGCTTCGTAATCGGCCGCATCTAAAGTTGTACTAAGAAACGGATTGATAACGTCTGTGATTGCTTGAATAGTTGTTGTGTCAGTAATATCAGCAATTACACTCGTCGGTTCTGTATCATCAGCATATTGAGTACCAGGCGATGATGCATTATAAGGAGTGATGAGTTCTACTGGTAAAGGATTAAGTGGATCACGATCTACCGCAAAAATATTTCGACTTAAATCAAATGAATCACCTGCTTCTGAATATACACCAACGGCGCCAGTTGATTGTCCTAATACAATACCTTCATTACCTCCTGAGTCTCGTAGTGTTTCATATATTACAAAATCTAAATTAGGATTATCTAATAAAAGTGTTTGAGTTGAAACCAAAAGTCTGGTATTATCAACGGTATATCCGTAACCACCATCTTCTAATTCGTAAACAATTTCACCAGAAATTGTATCTGTTACCTCGGTTACAATAACCTTACCGCCCGCGCCTTTTTCTGAACGAACATTTAAAATATCACCAATGCGATTACCGGAAGTACGTGGCGCACTTTCATCAACTATAACTTCGGTAAGAGAACCATTCACTCTACCAAACTTAATTAGCTCACCATCAATGCTCGTAATGAGTTCATCATATCGAGTAAAGTTTCCTTTTACTTCGTCAATATAAATGATAGGTGTACGTGTATTATCAATCAGAATAAAATTAATTCGACTTACTGCAGCCTTTGCTCCAGATACAGAACCTCTTATATTTCGAGAAATTAAGTCGGCGTAAGTGTACTCGTCTCCTGTCGGCGAATCAAACTGATTATTATTAGGAAACATTTGCAGATAAACACCACGTCTCCATTTCGAGTTTGAAACCTTAAGCATTTTCGCAGCAGGATACGTAATATCAATTTCATATTCATTATAAAAAATTGAAAAGAAAGTTTCGATACCTGCTGGTGTACCTTTACGTCTATAAAGGTCGAGAATATTTTTCGTAAGGAATGGTACTATGTTTTCATTTAAAGGTAAATCTGACAAAAATTTCTTGTGGAAAAAGATGAGCAAACTTTGAATCGTAGTATCAACATCTTTATATTCAAAAAATCTTCTAGCGACATGCAAGCTTTGATTCGTTTGATCTTCTAGAAACTTATAATAGTATCTCGTGAGCTCAACAAGCTCTGGACCATTCTCTTTATAGATGGCCGGGAACTGTTGCTCTACGAAAAACGATATATTCTTTTCTATTTCCATGAGGAAAAATCTCTCTTAATAACTTGAGCTACCAGATGAACTTGTGCTCGTAGCTGATAAAGTTCCTATTGTAGAACTCGAAGAAGTAAGGTTTGCCTTAGTCGCTTCTTCAATCACCGTAACAAAAACATCGGTATCACGAACTAAGAAAACTCGACCCTGTGGAGCTCGTACGTCACCCGTTTTAGTTTTTGCTTTAATCTTAATAGCGCTGCCTGTATATTCTTCTACTATAAAGTTTGATATATTAATTGTACCGGTTTTATAGTTAACAGTACCTGCTTTAGGATTTACGACTTCTGGGTTAGTTGCATCATCGGTAACAGTCATAATATTACCAGCACCATCATCTTGGAAATGTACACAAACACCATCGACATCAAACGGTGTACTTGTAATAGCAGGCTTATAGTTACTAAAACCTGCTGAAGATCTAAATGGATATGGCTTAACTAATTCTGTACCAAATTCAAAAGAAGG